ACCACCACGACGTGTTCCTGCTGGAGCAAACCATGGATAAGAAACATTATCGCTTAGAGCAATTGTACGCAACATCATGTGGCTTGGAGGAACAACAATGTTATTACCTAACAAGTCTGTTGTATAACCCCATGGATAGAACACGCCAAGATAAGCATCTGTTGTAATCAATCCGTCGTCACCGTTCACTGCGGCATTTGCTGTATTGTTACCCCAGTTGCTCAATGTAGTAGCATCTGGTGTTAAACGTGCTGGTGTGTCACCAACCACGAATGCAGTTTGTCCACGATCGTAGTTTAAGCCAACTAACGCTGTAATTGCTTCAGGATAACCTGGGCAAGCCATCAAGTTGAAAATACGTGATTCTTCATCACGTAAGTTTGTGTTGCTGTTAATTTCTGAATTCAACGCGGCAAGAACAACTTCACGCACTGCCTTACGTCCAAAGGATCCTGCACCGTTGATTTGATTGGCAGCATAGCTGACCCAACGTGCTGGGTAATAATTTACCATTTCTTCATCGCCAGCACGATGATTACGTGCAAGAACATCGATGTAATTTTCGTGATATTTCTTAACGTTAAATCCTGAACGACGCAGATTCCATAACAATGTTCCTGCTGGATATAGTGCTGGATTTGGTGCATCTGGATCTAAGAAATCGCTATCTAACAAATCCATAATGGAACTTGCATCCGGACCTTCTCCGCTTGTATTCCAACGTGCATCTGCAAATAAAACACCGTTTTGTGTTGTTTGATCTGCGTTGTCAAGCAGTACCCATTTCTTAGTAACACCGTTGAATTTGGAAATTAGCGGGAAGTTTTCTAAATCAGCAGTGCTAATCCACAAATCTCCATTAACTAGTGGAGTACCGTCAGTTTGTAATGTTGGCTTAGTTGCACTAACAATCGGGCCTGTTGTATTGCTACCTGAAACATAATAGTAACCAGCCCAGCCTGATCCAGTATGTACCATGATATCAACTTCATCAATCATAGTGTTATACCACAATGTACCATCCATTGGAGTTGATACAGGTGCAGTGTCGCTTGATGTAATATCAAACGATGATGTCCATAAAGTTGCAATACCTAAAGCATCATCGTACGGATCTGCGTAGAAATTAGCAGTTGTACCAACTGCAAATAATTTAACGGCTGTATCACTAGGACCATTGTAAATTTTAATGTCTCCGCCTTCTGTATGGCTAAGAACAACTTGGTTAGTAGGAGTTCTTGTAGCAGTTACCGGAAGACCAGTTAGTTGTGAATGTAATTGATCCAAGAATGAATTTACGTTTTGTACGGGATCAGATCCTGCTTCAAATTCAATACTAACGCTAGTGTATTCATTTGATCCAGCACGAGTTATATCAAAACCAATATAATTTGTACCTGCATTAAAATTATGCCCAGTTGTAATGGCAACTGAAGTCACCACAGTTGAACCAACTCCAGAACGTGCATAGATTTTAGAAGTTGCTACTGAATTCTGATAATCGTCTGTCTTTACATAAACAGTACCAATTGCTAGTCCTAATCCGCCGCCTAGTGGATCTAATCCATTAAGTGCAAATGCTGCATCTGAGTATAAAGAAACTGCTTGCTCTACCCATGCACCAGTAGCTGAACTGTATTTTTTAACAATATAGTCTGCACCTTGGTTAGGTTTAGTTGTTTTAATCCAAATTGAACCAGTTGGGCGATTGTCCACGTCAAATGTTGGAACTTGTGTGTGCTTGCTGATGGCCAATGCAGGAGGAGCATATGTAACTGAACTCAAACCAACTTTTGCCACTGTGCTACCGCTAATTGCAATGTTGTTGCCTGTGGAATACAGATTTAAATATCCACTGATTGCGGCTGCGGCAATACCTGAAATGTTTGCAGCATTGATGGCAATAACTAGTGCGGCTAATGTTGTTGGCCCAGTGATTGTAGTGCCGTTAATGACAATTGCATCGCCTGCCAACGGTGTTGGATTTAGTGCATTTCCAGTTGCAGTTGGCCAGCTTGCTTTCCACTCTGGACTTCCAACTAGAACCCATGTTCCTGCGGCTGTATTTGTTAAAACTTTTTTGTAGTATAATCTGTTAAGTGTAGTAGTTGCCACTAACGCATATTCGCCGTTTGCACCAACTGAGCTTAAAGGAGCAGCAGTTGCATCTCCAAGAACTAATTGATTAACATCGGTAATAACTGTTGGGTAACGTACATTGGCTGGAACAAATGCAGGAGAATCAGCATTAAATTCGTTGATACCAAACTTAGTATCTGCTGTGTCAAACCAGTATGTTCCATCAGCTGGTTCGCCGTGCGGAGCATCTGCGTTACCTGTTAGTTGATCAAGATCTAAATCTGCACGAACAACATAAGCACGATTGCTTACACCTAAAAAGCTGTAAGCAGCCTCTAAACCATATTCATTCTGTTCGCCAGCATGTATAGGATTGTTGTTTGAGTCAGTATAAAATTTGGGTACGCCAAATGTATCTGCAAGATCTTTCTGGCTTGTAAGCAAATATACTTTGCCTGCGTTTGCTGCCAGTGTTCCGGGTGCGGTACCAGTACCTGCACCGTTTTGTTTATTTTCTGCGGAAGCAACAACAATTAACGGTACAGTGCCGGCAGCACCTGGAGTGTAGAAACTCTCGTCTATTACTGTTACGCTTACGCCTGGTGAACTTAATTGAGCCATATGTTTTATCTCCATGAATACATGTTCTAATGTATTTATAGGTTTTTTGGTTTTTCTAGCTGTTATAGCATACTGAAAAGGCCTTCAAAAGGCCTACTATTGATTAAATACATGATGAGACCACTATGTTCCTGCGGTTATAGGCCGGCCGCAGTTAATTATCGCAAGAACGGACACACATACTATCGCAGTATGTGTAATGTCTGTATGAAGGGTGTGGCTAATGCTGGGGTTGCAAGATGGTACCGTTCAGGATACCGCATTAAACCAACATGCGATAAATGTGGATTTAAAAGTCCACACTCAGAAGTGTTTGCGGTATTTCATGTGGACGGCAATTTGGACAACTGTCGGCCTGCTAATCTCAAGACAGTGTGTGCAAACTGTCAGAGACTTCTTCATCGTGAAGGTGTAAAGTGGAAGCAGGGAGATTTGACACCAGACCTTTAACCTGCGTAAACAAGTCATCAATGTCTCCATTGTTGTCTAATACAGCATCAAACTCGGTTCCAACCCATGCTGTTTCGCTAGCATGAATTTTCAACTCTTCCATTTTAGCCTTGCTCAATGCCCAAGTCATATTGCCTCGGTCGCCTTTATTCATGCTGATTGCTGCATCGTACCATTCAGGTTCTGGGCCACGAACAACTCGTACAACAATACCGCCAGCATCCCAAATTGACTTGATTTCGTTGGGAAATCTACAATCGCTAATGACAACATCGTCGGTGCTGTTACGTAACTTGTTTTCTAAGCTGGCAATCCATATGTCATCGTGAAATGCTTTGCGGCAAACTTCAGTTCCCCAAAACTGTAATACCCATCGTGGGGTTATAGAATATCCCAATCGATTACTCCACCACGGATCCACTTGCTCACGCCATTCACGTGCGGATTTTGTGCGGCCCTCTAGCATTGTTCGATCCCAACCAAACACTTGTGCCACTGCATCTTTAAGACTGTTGGCAAATGATTCTCGACGGAATCCGTGAAAGTTAGTGAGATAATCGGCAATGGTATCTTTGCCTGAACCAATAAAACCGCAAACGCCTATGATCATAGAGCCCCCTAAAGTAACTCTATTATATAACAGTTTTATTACAAGGTCAAATATTTATTAGCCAATAACAAATGCATAACCAGTCCCGCCAGCTATGTATGTTTCCATTTCTTTGTCAAGGTCTTTAAGTTCAGCAGTACCAGCAGTCAATAGTGCTGTACCGTTTAGTGTAATGGCACTACCAGGGCCGGCAATACTACCAAACTTAGAGCGTGCTTCACCTAGCATAATTTTACAACTTGCCAGCGTATAATCTTTGAGCCATTGTTTGGCATAGATATCTTGTAGTAATACCCAGTCTGGGCGATAATTCTGACTTTTGATTAGAATTTGTTCGCCTTGTGCAAATGGACGTTGTAGAATATTTAAAATATGACTTGTTGGTTTCCAACTAAATTCAATATAGCTACCAAACATCTTACCTACTAACTTTTGATAGCCAGCAAATAATTCATATGTTGCCAAGCCGCCCATCATACTACCTGACATTAAATAGGTATTTGTGTAAGCCAAGTTAAATGGTTCAAATAATGTGCCGCCTGCACCCATACCACTTCTACTACCTATTGCTCTACGAAATACACTTTGTACATTGATGATTTCATCAGGCAATCGATATTCGTTTTGATCCATTATTAGTTCAAGGAAACTATAACTTTCTTCCACTGCGTTTGGACTGCGTTGTCGAAAGCGGTTTAATGCACGATCTAACGCTGTTTCGTAATGAATGGGGTCAAGCTCTACTTCAATCATGCCGTCGCCCAGCATGGCACGAACATAGTCAAAAACTTTGTTTCGTTCCAGTAATGAATTAGATTCTGTTGTTGATGGTAGATCGTCCATATTAGTTCTCCATGTATATTTATCAAGCGATAAATATCATATGCCAAGACTATCAATGTATAAACCCGAGCGTGGGCAAGATTATAAATTCATGGATCGCCAGATTTCTGAGATGTTTCAGGTTGGCGGTACAGATGTATACTTGCACAAGTATATGGGCCCAAAATTAAACCCTAACGGTACCGCAGACCAGCCTGTAATTGATTCATATAATGTGGCAAATATACAGGATTTGCTGTTTTTAGAAAACCGTGATAGAAAATACGAAGAAGAAATTTACCGTATTCGTGGCATTTATAATGTACAGAATATTGACTTTAATCTAAGTCAATTTGGCTTGTTTATTGATAGTGATACAATTTTTATGACTGTACATATCAATGATTTTATCAAGTATATTGCCCGTAAACCTATTAGTGGTGATGTATTAGAATTGCCGCATTTGAGGGATCAGTTTGCTCTAAACGATTATGATATTGCACTACCGCGTTATTATGTAATTGAAGATGTAGGTCGTGCAAGTGAAGGATTTAGTCCTACTTGGTATCCGCATTTGTACAGACTAAGACTTAAAAAAATAACAGACAGTCAGCAGTTTGCTGACATTCTCAATAAACCTGCGACGGATGCAAACGGTGATCCAAGTGGTATGACTCTACGTGATTTGCTCAGTACTCACAATAAAGAGTTGGAAATCAACGATCAGATTGTTGCACAAGCAGAAGCAGATGCACCCAAGAGCGGATACGAAACTAGACAATTTTATACACTTGCTGTTGATTCTACAGGCAAGCCAACACTAACAACTGCGGATGAAACTGATATTAGTGCGGCATCAAGTGTAAGAGCAAGCCAAGTAAACGGTGTACCTGAACGTACTGGTTATACAGGTTATTTGGTTGGAGACGGTTTTCCAGTCAACGGGTACGACTTTGGATTTGGAATACAGTTTCCCATGGCACCTGCACAAAATGATTTCTTTTTGCGTACCGATTTTCTACCCAATAGACTGTTTAGATTTGACAGCACAAGGTGGATTAAAGTTGAAGATGCAGTACGCATGTCTATGACTAACAACGATACAAGACGTACATTTAAGACTAACTTTATCAATAATACTAATCATATGTATACCGATATTGTTGCCACAGATTATGTGAGATTAGCGACCGGAGATACTGTTATACCTACTAATATTGCATCCACTGTTACAGCACCTTATGTCGTATTAAAACTTGAAACTACTAAATTAGAATATGCACTTGCAGATTATCCAGATTTAATCGCTATCGATGGAGATTTCATACAGGTAGTATTGCCGATTATTAATCTAGTACAAGAAACAATTCCATACGACGGAGCGTGGACTGTAACATTGTATAATGTACGTGAAGAAGAAAGACAAAGTCTTTCTAAGGCACTTAAACCTAAGGCGGATCTATAATGAAACAAAATATGTTGGAGGCTGCGGTTTAACACCGTTGAACTATTATTCAGCATTTTTATGATGGGCAGATAAGACGTTATATCACACAAACAATCCGTGTGTTCAGTAATTTTGTGGTCAAATATGGCGACGGCACACTGGTGCGTATACCAGTTATGTACGGAGATGCTGATAGACAAGTTGCCAGTATCGTAAGACAAAACAGCGAAAACAAAGTTAATAGCGTTCCTAAAATTTCTGTATATGTTGGTGATTTAAGTTTAGATCGCACGAGACTCAGCGATTCTAGTTTTGTAGGGAAAGTTAATTTTAGAGAGCGAGATGTTCAAGTTGATCCTATAACTGGTCGAGATACTTATAATCAAACTCAGGGTCGAAATTATACTGTTGAAAGAGTAATGCCTACTCCGTTTTTGTTAAAGATGAAAGTGGATATATGGGCTGCAAATACAGACCAAAAATTACAAATACTTGAACAAATATTAGTATTGTTTAATCCAAGTTTAGAATTGCAAACTACCGACAACTACATCGACTGGACCAGTTTGACTACATTAGAATTATTTGATGTACATTGGAGTAGTAGAACAGTACCTGTAGGGAACGATAGTCCTATTGAAGTGGCTACGCTAACAGTAACAACACCTATTTGGATTAGTCCGCCAGCAAAAGTTAAACACCTTGGTGTTATTACTAAAATTATTACAAGTTTTTATCAAGATTCAAATACAAGTCCAAGCGGGTATATAGATGGACTTGGTCAAGATCTTGCAGGGCCAACAACAACCCTTACAACAGAACTTGGAAAAATATCAGCAAGTACTAACGGCAATTTTGGAATACAAGTATACGGCGGTGAAGTTAGATTAATGGCTGAGAAAGAAAACGCAATACCTAAAAATAATCTTTTAGAATTGCCTGTTAAACAAGGACCTGCTATCAACTGGCAAGAATTGTTTGATCAATTTCCGCAACAATATGTCGCTGGTTCTAGCAGATTATTTTTAACACAAACCAACGGATCGGATGTAGTTGGTACAATATTAGTTAATCCGTTGGATAATACACTACTCAATGTTTCTTGGGATCCCGACACTCTTACTACTAACACAGGTATAGATAGTAATGGATATTTAGATACCGATGTTGGATATAATCTAAGTGGATGCCATAGGGCCGCCAGTCCAGGAACATTTGATGCTATTATGGACCCGCTAATGACTGGGCCGAGCGATGCAAAATTTGTCGCTAGATACGGTGCATTGGCGGCTGGGCGTCGCTATCTAATCATAGAAGATATTGGTAGTGCTATTAATGCAGACGGTGCAGATGCATGGAAAAGTACAACTAATGATGATTTAGTGGCACATGCAAATGACATTATTGAATGGTCTGGAACAGAGTGGAAGGTAATTTTTAACAGTATTCAGGAAACAGACACCATGGTGTGGCAAACTAATATATACACTGGAGTTCAATACTTATGGAACGGAGTTTCCTGGGTCAAGAGCTTTGAAGGTGAATATAAGGCCGGTGAATGGAAGATAGAACTGTAACAGATAAAATCATATGTAGTGGTGCATTATTTTGTACTAAATCAACCCGCAGATTTTTACTCCTACAAAAAGCACATGGCAAACACACTGGCACGTGGGGCTTAGTTGGCGGCACTAACTTAGTTGGTGAAAATCCATGGCAAGGCCTCCAACGTGAGATTGAAGAAGAAATTGGTACTACACCTTATATCAATAAAACATTACCACTGGAGAAGTTTACCAGCAATGACAGTGTATTTAATTTTCACACATACTTTTGTGTAGTTGAAGATGAA